ATATGATTCTTACGATATTATTTTAGAATATTTAATCTCAAAAGGTCATGCAGAAGATCTTAATGAAGCAAATTACATTATGTTAGAGATGGATTCAGATTCAATTGCGAATATCATTGAAGAATATAATGACTTTTTACTTTCAGAAGAAATTTCTGATTGGGTCGATAATCTTTTAAATGAAGGATATGATCTATCAAATTATACATGGGATGAAATTGTTGAATATTATGTAACTGAATCAAATTATGGAACTGCAAAAGGTCGTAAAAAAACTTGCTAAGAAAGTTAGAGCAGGAAAAGACGTTGGAAAGAAGGGATCTGGATTTGAAGAAATTGTAAGCAAAACAACTCCAAAATATGGAAAAGAAAGAGCAACTAAAATTGCTGCTGCAGCGATGTGGAAGAATCTTGGGAAGTGAATGTATTGTAGCACAATCAGAGGGACTTGACAAGTTGCTCGAATTTGAGTAGAGTTGGTTTGTCGGTTTTGAAGAATGTGTATTAAAGCTTTTAGAGTACTTTAAGTAATACTAGAAGACTTTAGAACCAGATTATAAATTCTCTCTGATTCAGTCATATAATAAGTACCACTGATATTTGTATTGTAATAATCTTCACTCATTAATACATTACGATTGAATTGCTCATAAGTCTCATAATAACTCATAGATTTTTTATGAGGGCAAAGATAGAGTATTTCTCTAAGAAACTTATCTTTGCCTAAGATTTTAACATCTGCTTTTAATTCATCTGATGAACTAAAATAATCTTTCCAATCAGACTCTTCAGTTTTTCTTCTACCAGTCTTCTTATTTTTCTGTCTAGTCCAGAAGTGTTTTTTACCAATATATTTCTTACCATTTACTAAATTTGTAATCAGATAAACAAAACCTTCCATACCTTTAGGTACTTCATCAAAATCACTACCGTTATATTGCCACTTCATAAGAACTCTTTAGGATTATTTAGTTTTCAAGACCTTGACATCAGTGCTATGATATGACATGAAGACAACTAAATTCTAAATAATAATGGAAATATTGACCCAAACTCTTCGTTGTACTCATGACTGGGCATTGGATAGAATTGAATATCTATCTAATGTTTATCTACACAATGAAGCAGAAGCGATTCAATCTGAGTTTAATGAATGGTTGAATCCTAATATTTTAGATCATGAGATTTATTTACTTGAATATCTAGGAGAAAACTAATGATTGGACCAAAAAAATCACCAAGAGATTTTGGATTTAAAGAAGGGGATAGTCATATTGTAGTAAATGATATTTCTGAAACTGCAAAGGCATATGATTTCACAGGTAAGTTGTTGTGGGAAATTCCAGCACTTGCAAGAGGTCAAGGAAGTGATTATGAATTTAAGTTCACAAATACTGATACTCCACCAGGACTTTATAAAATTGGTGAAGTTTATAAAGATTATGAAAAAGTCGGTGCAAATCCATCTTATGATAGAACTTTGATGGCATATGGATGGTATAGTTTTGATTTAGTTGAACTTGAAAATCAGGAAAACAAACATGGTCGTGCTGGTATTATGATGCATGGAGGAGGATCTGCATGTGGATGGCCTGGTGCATGGAATCCAAATCAGACTCTGTATGCTACACATGGATGTGTGAGACTTAAGAATCAAGATCTTCGTGATAAGGTTTTACCCTTGACAAAGAAAGGTCGAGTATTTGTTTCGGTGTATCAAGAAGGATGAGATGACAAATCAAGAATCTTCTTCAAATAATTTTAAGCGGAAGATTCTTAAGGTCATCAAAGACCTTTCAGATAAGGGTGACAATGTAAAAGCATTTGAATTATATCAGAAATATTTTCAACAAAAGTAATTAAAGACTTTCTTGTTGATGTATCCAAGTCTTAAGTTCACTGACATATTCACGAAGCATTTCTGCTTTTTTTAAATGCCATATATCACCACTTTTGAAATATTCTTGATTGTGATTATCAATTGCTTTCAAAATATTGTGAATTGGAGCATTCCAATGTTCTCGATGTGGAGTGTTGTATGTTCTGGACATTCTTATGCTCAAGTTCCATTGATCTTATTTAGATGTACCACTTCTAAAATTGGACCTCTTGACAAATCATAAATATTCACTTATTATGAAAAATCCCTGTTATGAGTAGGGTAATTATTATGAGTTTTTGACTTTGACTTAGAGCCGTGGAAGATGCTTCTTGAAAAGGAAGTGTACCCCATCTTTTATACGGATGTAGAATTCTGTTTATTTAAATGCTTTTTAACTTCAAAAAAATCTTTACATCTTTTGCTGCTGTCTCAATTGGATTCACTCCTCTTGTCGCAAATGCTTCTTCTAGATGTACTTTCGCTTCCCATTATGGGATTGGAGATGGATATCATGGACAAAGAACAGCAAATGGTGAAAGATTCAATGCTTACGGTCTTTCTACTGCTCATAGGTCACTTCCATTTGGAACCCGCCTAAGAGTTACAAATCAGGTAAATGGTAAATCTGTGATTGTATATGTTAATGATCGTGGGCCTTATGTGAGTGGTCGTTCTCTTGACCTATCATATGGTGCTTTTACTCAAATTGCTTCAGCAGGTCAAGGTGTTGCCCAAGTTTGTTATTCTAGAGTGTGATAGAATATAAAATTTAAAATAAATAAGAGGAGATACACAAACCTCCTCTTTTTTTATGTCTAAAAGTAAAATTGTTAGGTTTGCTGTAATCGGTATAATTCTTACAACTCTAGTGGGTTCCATATCTCAATGTACTGGAACTACTGAAAAATCTTTATATAATTTAATTGATGAAATTCAAAGAAAGTTTTTTCCTCAATCAGACTTAAATCAATATATCATTAATACACCTAGACTTCTAAATCAAAGAGTTGAACGAGATGTAACTAGAGCAATTGAAAACGCTCTTCCAGAGTATGATCGAATAATTGAGAGGGAAAATTTAGTTTATCGTCCACGTTATTCAGAGAAACCTGTGAATTCTTCATTATGTTACACTGATGAATGTAAGTCTCTTGGTGGTGAGATGCGAATTTGTGCTCCTTTTTATGATGGATGCAATTAAAACTTGACTATATAATATCGTTATTATTTTGGAGACTGTTATGTCCGATACTATTCAGAAACTGGTTGATGCTTATGATCAATGGAAAATTGATGATGAGAAGTTTGTTTCAGGTAATACATCTGCAGGTACTCGTGCTCGCAAAGCACTACTAGAGTTCTCAAAACTTGCTAAGATTCGCCGCGCAGAAATCAGTGAGGAAAGAAATGCCCGCAAGGGGGCTTGACACCCTTTAACCCCTATGATATTCTTAGGGGGTGGTTGAGAGACCATATCACAGAAGATCTGGAAAAGTCTGGGGATTCTGTTTAAATCCTAAGATTTCTTAGGTCGGAGATTTGATTACCTCTGTTCTCTCATGGATAAGGTAAGGAAAGTAAAAGGAGCATGGGAACGCCTTCGGGATGATACCGCACCTGCCTTATTCGATTTAACCCTCTATGCCTATCCTTCAACAAAATAATACTTGACAATTCTAGATAGTTTGAGTATTATGAAGTGACGCACAAACCTGAGGGTCTCTTATGGGCGTATGGTGAAGTGGATTATCACACGGCTCTTCTAAAGCCTTATCCCTGGTTCGAATCCAGGTACGCCTGTTGAAATTTAACTAAATACTTATGCCTTAACTGATTGGCGTCTTTAAGGTAGAGAGGGAGCAGAAATGCTCCTTTTATCGTATAAAAACACAAAATCTTAATTCACCTTTAAGGGATCTTGACAAACAAAAGAGGCGGTGGTATTCTTAAGGGGTGGTCGAAAAACCTGATGCTCGTCTAGCAATCTGTTGAATGCAGCGTTCTCATAAAGCGCCGAAGAGGGGTTAGATTCCCCTGACGAGCACTTGACAAAAAATCAAAAATACTCTAATATATAATATGATAGAGGTTAAGTCCCTGTTATGTTCTTGAAACATATCACACTTAATCCATCAAATACTTGACAATCTGGATTTTATACCTTATGATTGTCTCTCATACGCTTCCATAGTGTTAGTGGACAAGCATCCCAGATTTCCACTCTGGAG